GTCCCTCACGTTAGCTGACTCAGTTAAATGACCATTCCACTCTAAATATTCAGGTTTTGTGTCACCTTCGTGAGCTACTAAGTATTTATCTCCAATAGTTTTTAAATAATAGCTCCCCGTTGATTCGTCAGTGCGTAAAGACGACATACCCACCATAAGATATGGCTTGCTGTTATTATCCAATACGTAATTTTCACAACTGAGTCGGTTCTGAAGTGCAAACACTAACTGCTTAATATTCGCAAAGCTTGACTCACCATATATGTCACCGTCCTGGTTATAACTGAACCAGATACATGTCGATGCATCCTCTATACCCGTTTTTACTTTATGCCCCTCTTTTGGTATTTTACGCCCTTTGTACCAATAATCAACAGGTTCGCCCAATTTTCCACCATTGCTATATCTAAATACCCTCTCATACTCGTATCCTTTACCTACAACTAAAATACGGATAAACTCTACTCTCTCAACAACTTCTGAGAATTTATCCTCTTCCTTACTTAATAACTCAAAGAGTACAGTACCCCGTATATCTTGTTTATCGTGTTTACTAACTACTTTATAAGCTACAAGTGGTGTCAAAACACTCAAAGCATCCTTGCCCTCACATTTGCTCACTTTAATTATGGAATCTCCATATAAAAGACAAGTTTTAACTGCAACATGAATCGCATTAAAAAAGTTACTTTTATTTATTAATGCATCTAACTCCTCTTGCTTAGTATCTACAGTCTTTACCTGCAGAGGTTTTGAGCAGAATAGTAAACTCCAGAGTTTGTTTACCACTAATCTAAAATAATTAAGCGGTATGCATTTGTAAGGCGTTTTATGCAGCTCATTGTTTATACGCATACTCATATAGAAGTTTTCATATGCAGAGCCGTCATATAACTTTCTATTAAATCTATGAACTCTGAATCTCCGTTGCACTAATGTCGGCGGAAAAATCATCCCCTCTTTAAGATTATCAAAAGTAGTCAGTGCAATATCCTTTGTGCTCTGCTCACTTGTTGAAAGATAATCAGTTTCAGCACTACTAAACAAATAACTCATCTACTCACCTCCCTCTATTATACACCAAAACGGATGACGTCCTGCAATGCGTATCGGCATGCATCGATTAAGTGGTTATCCTTATCTTGTAACTCGGATGTCACTTCATCCGTGTCCTTGTCAATAAGATAACTGTAATTATTAAATTCACGCCAAGCATTAGGCGTTTTTACTTTATCTATATAAATCTGCAAACCTTGCAGAAAATGAACCCCACTTTTTACTGAACCTGGGTACTTTTTACAATTCATAACTGGTACCCCTCTATTACTTAACTCTCGGTTCAGCAAAGGTTGAGCAGAGTCACCATAGATAACATCAAAATCTTTTACCCTACTCTTTAAAGCAGCAGCAAGTCCATCAATACTCACATCCGCGCCCGCTTTATAATATTCATCAACTATAAAAAGCTTTCTGGTCTTTTGATAATAGCAAACTATGAACCCCGTCGGATCAGCGCCACCATTTGAGTGGTCTAAACCTCTATGCACAGAAGTATCACAAGATTTTAAATCTTCAACATTATAAGTCCAGTCGTGTATATTATGAAATACATTAGCATCAGAACCCGTGGACTGCCCTAAAAATACATTTTTATAATAATCCTCATTAGACTCCTTAGCCTGTTCAGCCTCAGCCAAAAAAGCGGAACCCAACCAGTCAGGATGCTCCTCTACTACGTCTAAATAAGAGGAACTGTGTACAATCCTCACAGCTGTACGCTCCTCACCATTCACTTTATAAGTAAAAGTACGTTTTAAAGAGTGACCATCACCAAAATCTTCAACCTGTTCATCAGATTCTGCATAATTAAAAGTAGAATTTATCCACAAACTGCGGTCTTTAGGAGGATTATAACTATATAGTGTGACGCCAGCAGTACCCCTCAGAAGCGTTAGTTTGATATTTTGAATATCCTTATACGCCCTGAAATTGGACGCCTCCTCGAAGAAAATTAAGCCGAATCCAGAGCCATCTCTTGACTTCAATGATTTCAACACCTCAGGGTTCTCTGCACCAAGAAAGACAATCGAGCAATCAGACTCAGTACCATCAGGGTTCAACAAAACCAACTCAGCTGGACTTTTCCTTAATTTAAAAAGATGCCTGACGCCTAGCTTATCTAAACAAAATAGCAAATTATTCAGGAGTCTGGACTGAACACGATTATTATGCAGTACTAGTGCTGCAACACTTTGATGCATCTTTAAGAGATACAAAATACATAAGTACCCTAGCACCACGGATTTGGTGCTATTGCGTCCGCCCTTACAGACCAGCTCTCCACCAGAGAGTTCATTATTCAATACAGCACTAAACACTTTTCTAAACGCAGGGACTACAAGCTCATCAAGATTAACTTCCACAGAATACCGCCCCCTCTTATTAAGTTGCGGATAGCTTAAAGGTTATCTCCTGTGGTTTAGTACCCTCAGTAGGTTCAGACTCAGAATCATCAGACCTTTTTAAACTACTGCCGTAAAGCTTTACAAAACTCTCTACATCTTGCATATTACCCCGTAGAGCAAGCGAGAATGCTTTATCCTTTATTATTACATCCTCTAACTCATCGCCAAAAACCCTACTCCCCCAAGCGTCCTGAATTTTTGGAATAAACATAATAAGCTCATCAAAATAATCAACGCCAAAATCAGTAGGTAAGAGGTTCTCTCCAAAGTACTCCCTCAGCACTTGACAGGTTTTTTGTTTATCATAGCCTTTTTTTGCACACAGTTTTATACAGCCTACAAAATACCCGTCACGCTTTTGCTCACGCAGATTTTTATATAGTTTTACACCCTTACTAAGTGTAAGCGATTCGTCAGGTTCAGGTATTGTATTCAGAAAATTGTGGAAAGCCTTATCAGCTTTTGTCTCACTCTGCCGCTTTCTTTGAGTTTTCATCTATACCCACCTCCTGTAAATTTATAAGATAGGCTTCATACCCCTCTGGGAGGCTTTTTACGCCTTTTAAATCGCTCCTAATATAATCCCTTATTTTTGCAAATTTCAGCTTTTCTGGGCCATCTACACATATCCAGAATCGCCCTTCGCCCCTTTTTCGAGGGCTTAGCCAAATAGAAGAAAAAAGCTCTATACTTTTACCTGATATACCGCAAACCTTTGCGATTATTTTGATTTCCTCCTTAGACAGCTTTTTTACTGCTCTGCTCTCAGACGCACTAGCACAAAGCAACCAATACTGTATTGCTCGGTAGTTAAACTCATACAATTTTCCAGTATATATGCACATATCAATGCAAGCGTGTCTAAGCTCTTCCAAGCTATCAAATATGCCAAATATATACCTTTCCGCTAAGAGCCTGCGGTATATTTGTTCTTTAAACAAGCGATAACTCCAAGATTTTGAACTGGATGCATTCCTAAAAGATAATCTCTGTCGTCCAGCTTTCTTAACTCTTATCATAATTATCACCTCTACTCCTATTATAAAAAAATATGCTAAATTTTTTTAGTATATCCTGTAAAATTAAAAAGTATATCCCGCAAAATAAAAAGACAAAATAAAAAAGAGAGGTGGTAGAACACCTCTCTGTAGTTTATATAGTATTTTTTAATCGCAGTACCTCAGTCAATAGCTCTAAACTAAAAATTTTAAATATCCCACTATTGCTGTCAAGTATCTCTGAGTCCACATCATATAACAATTCAGGTGAATCTTCTCTTATAATATCCAATATTTTCATCAAGTCGTATGCAGATATTGCGTACTGCTCCAACACTTCACAGAGTCGAGTCTCTTTGCCCTTATTCCTTTGAGTCATTAAGTAGCGAGTAACTTCTGGCATATAATACTGCAAAGACTTAAAATACCTTGCATGAAGCCTATTCTCTTGAGGCGTACAGACTTCTAAGTTTTTATAGTTTGCATAGAATTGATTGCCGTTTATATGATTTATATGATAGTACCCCGTCGAGTTTAAAATCTTCATAAACTCATCAGATAAACCAAATACCCATGCTAGAAAAAGTGTCCATGAATACGTACTCATAGTAGTATTTACATCCTTGTCGTTCGAGAAATCGTAGCCCCTGTAGAAGTGTGGTAAATATACTGTAACAAACGGACGAGGGTTAGACTCTCTATAAATACTACCCTTTTGAGAGATAAAAGGTACAAAGACAAACTTCTCCTTAACCCGGTCAAAGAAAATACCCTCATTTAATGAAAATATATCCTCAACCGCTTGAAGTCTAGTGCCAGAACGCATATTGATATATTCATCAATTATATTTACCCCGTTTAATCCGGGTGCATATAGATGAACCACCAAATCCGCATTATGAATTAAATCTAACGGGCTTATATTCATTCTTAACATCAACTCTTTAGATATCTTTTGACCCTTTAAAACTCCATTTATTAAGGCTGTGCCCTCTTCCGAGTTATCCTCATAAAAATCACTAACCTTCCTGGCCACAAAATACGGCATATGCTCGCCATTATCAAAAGTATAATAATCACTATACTCTAAATAATTTACCAAAGCCACACGCACTCTTAAAACTTTCTCCTCTAAAAGCCATACCTTAATATAATCGCGTAGCTTTTGGCTCTCATTCCTAGTAGGTTTATAACCAGAATTATATGATGATAAAACCCTAGCATCAACACTCGTAACAACATCTACGTCCTTTATAACATTCACAAAACACTCTTTACCGCCTATAAAAATTCTTTGTTTACACATAATTAAGACCTCCTCCTCTTAATACGCTATACCCTTGTCTCTTAAAAAGGCTGTAACCTTATCAGGTGACCTCCAAAGTCCCGCCTCTTTTAATTTTTTACATATAGTCCCTCTACTAATCCCTAAACCCTTAATCATTGCGTCACTTATACGGAATCCAGCCTTATAATAACACTCGGCAATCCGCTCAACAGGCACTGAGTCAACCCTTGCAGCAGTTACATCGTGGGCCTTTTTAAGGTCAGCCCTACGTATAGAACGATTTGCCTCTATAAACAGCTCAGGCAGAGAAGCCTCTAAATCATCTATACGCTTTAAAACAGTATCATTATCAGCTGTAGCACTCCCTTTCGCCTCTGATAACCCCTTGACAGTTTGCATAGTAGCTTTAATAGCTATATTTAATGCAGATAAGTCAACGCCCTTATCAGGCAAAGTCTGAACCAAAGTCAACAAAGCAGCCGAACAACTACGCACCATCCTTAAAGTATAAGGCTTACCACACAACTTAACAGGAAAATCATCCTTATCCTCCGCATCTTTTGGAATATGAGCCTCCATTAAAGAGGATATACTCTTTTCCGCTACTTTTAAATAATCCTCCAAAACCTCAACATCAATACCTAAATCTAACAACATATAAAATCAACTCCTCAATATTTTTTATTTACAACTCCTTTTAACTATTTTTCCTGCGTTCTACTTAATATATTTCTAACTGTCGAAATAGAAGTTGAAATTGCATAAAATCATATTCACAAGTGTAAATGAAATTATAACTCTTAACATCTTAATATTTTTTTATTTTTCATCTTTACAACTAAAAAGGGAGCAAAACTGCTCCCTTTACTTATTAAATAAAGTACCCCAACTTTACTCTCCAAAACATCCAGCCCTGTCAAGCAGAACCAAAGTCCTCAACATCTCATTTGTAAGCGATAAACACCCGTCAGAGCCTCCGTTTATCAGTCCCTTATCCTTTATCTTTTTCACAGTTTCAACCGCCCACGAGGGCATATTTTCATCTATATAATTATATATAGGCTTATTTTTTAATAAATCAACATCAGTCTTTAAAGCCTGAATCTCGGACCCAATCAGATTTATAATCTCGTCCTGCTTTGTATCTTTCTGTTTTAACTCTTCATAATACCCCATACTTAAATCCTCCTCCTTTACACCTAAACTATAATCCTCATACGCACGCTTTAGCCTATCCTTAAAGCGTACCCACAGCTCTGGATGATTTACATAAGGCGCAGGACAGCACTTATCCCACACGTCATAATGCCTTATCACATTATTCAGACTTATATTATATTTACGCATTAAATTAACTATAAGCTCAATCCCTAGTGCTTCAACACTTTCCTTTATTATATACTCACCATTTACATAATCGCTGCATAACTCAACACCTATGCTATTGCTGTTCCTACACTCTGGATGCTTATAAGTGTAAGTACCACCACAATGCCAAGCTATATCCTTTTCCTGTACGCTTTGGTAAATAGAGATGTTATCGCAAAAATAATGTGCGCTCGCCTTTCTATTACTCCCGCAAAAGTATTGAGCATTTGACCTGGCCCCATTAACACTGGATTTATTCGCAGTATAATGAACGACTATATATTTTATCTCACCAATACTCCTGGATGCCTCTTTATAGTTACTAATATGGCAAGGAAAAGCCTTATTTATAAACATAATACACAACCTCCCCCTCTTTTTAAAAATACCCCACCTTTTGAGAATAGTTTTGATACAATAAAAACTGCGCCAAAATATAGGGTTTTGAGAGTCCTAAAAATACAGTCCCAAAATCCCTAAAACAATTGTTTATGAGATTTTAGGCATAAATTTTTACTTTAAAATCCAAACTAAGAACATTAACTCGTCACCCTTAATATAACTCAATAAAAATCATCAACGTCAATGCGATGCTCTAAAAGTCGGCAGTTTTAAAGATATATCCTCAAAATATGCACGACTTAAAGAACATCAACATCAAGGCATTGAAACTTATGTGCTTTTATAGCAAAATTATGCAAAATATTCTTAAATTACTGTATCCTCAAACTACCTTATATCCATACGTGACATAAACCTCATCGCTCGACGATATTGACAGCGGTTCTGACAACTGGACTATCGATGCAATATTTGAAACACATCCTCGCGAATATAACGATAAACTCAAACCTCTATTTACCCACTGCGTTCCAGAATTAGCACTGTTAAAAATATATTTTCCCTTTTCTAAACTACCCAGATAACCGTTAGCACTAGTGCCAGCGTTAGTTTGGGAAGCAGTCCAATTTATGGTACCCGAAATTAAATCATTACAAAACGTAAAAAATGAATAATTACCCGAACTTTGTGCGGTAGGGATAAATCCAACGGTGCTTCCTACAATATCACTTAAATCCGTGAAAATGACGGCTCCATATTTATTACTAGTACTCTGTGTTACCCTGTTTACACCTACATCCGTTGATAAATTCGATGTGCCCATTCCAATATATAAATATGCATCCCCAAATTGTCGTATGTGCCAACCATGAGAAGTATCAAATGTTTGCCCAAGAGACGTATCCGTGATTATTGAAGATGGTGTCACCTGTGTACCACCCGTATAATAACTACCAGAACCCGTCAGCTTGTAAACACGCCAAGCAGTAGAGTCAGTAGCACTGTGAACATATAAATTTCCATCACTCTTAAAAAATGAACCCATAGCTGAAGAACTCTGTCCCGACAAGTTAAACGTCCCTACTTCCGCACCTGTTGAAAGGCTTACAACGTCAACAGTTATCGAGCTTGAATATAAAAAGAGTAAGTATACATAACCAGCTGTAGAATCTACATAATAATCCACAAAACGATAGCTGCTATTATTAAAATGTGTACTTGTTATCAGAGTATCTCCTGATGCATCAGACCAAACTCCAGTAGAAAGTTTGTATCTCCAAGCACTGCTATTTTGCTTAGTGCAGAACACAATTAGCTCATCATCCGCCGTGATCGTACCACCGGTACCATTGATGCCCGGCGGTATAAATTGATGATAGTTGCCCGTAAAACTAGTACCCGTAACAGCTAAATTAATCGGCTCAATATATTTAAAGCTCTGAATACCCCATGCTGGGTTCATGCAATTTTCACTAGCTATCGCTATCGCATTTATAGTCTCCGTGGAACCTTCACTCGCTATATTACCTGCAGGGAATTTCCATCTATTTGCAGAACAAGCGGTAGCATTCAAATCTATAAAAGTCCCAGTGGGAAAATCGAGTTGCCCCTCTTTCACCCCTGACTGGATAACGCCCTCGTTACGCCCGCGGGCTACTACATAACTATAATCATTTAATTTTGCACCAAATGGAACATAAGTCAAATCACTAGAAGATAAGTTATTATACACACTAGCAGGCAAATTAAGCAGATGCAAACAACAAGAGGAACCCCAATAGTCATTTTTTAAAAAATCACTACCCGTAGATGCTCTTCTCACATTACCCCAACTCCACAACTTATTAAAATTTTGTGTGCCTACGTCTTGAAGCATTGACGCATATTCCAAGAAAGACCGCTTACACGCAGGGCTTATAGCATTATGCTCAATATGCCGCTTAACTTTGCCATCTTTGGACACAATATCAATACCCACTATACCCTCAATTTTTAAAGAGTCGTTCATCACACTACACTCCTTTCTATACTATAAACATCAGTTATATTAACTTCATCTGCAAAAGTTTTATAAGTATATGTCAATCTTTTCGTATTATATGCAAAAACGTCGTTAAAAGATGCTGAATCAGAATTTAACTCCGTCTTTTTACCTATTATCTTGCTTAAAATATTAAGTTTATCAATATACTCAAACGTATCTTCTATGGAGTCAATATTAACAGGCGGTATTATGCCTTCTATTAATACACTATAAACATCCTCCATAAGTATCTCGTCGACTTTATCTATATTTTTATAACTTATCCTCTTTATATCCAAGGAATATGCATCAGCATAAGTTATGTCCTCAAAAATAGAATCGGGATCAAAGTGCTCGGGACCCTCTACAAGTAAAGTATCCCTAAACTCAATAGTATCAATTACATCCTTATACTTTATATTAATATTTATAGTATCAATACTATATGCATCCTCAAAAGAAGTACCATCTATGCTAGGCAAACTATCAGTGTGAATCGGCTTCAATACAAAAACATAATCATCCTCAAGTTCAACCTCATCCAACAAATTACCATCGAAAGGTGCCGGCGGTACAGGCGGTATGAATAACTCAATCGCATAATCATCTATAAAAGACACCTGCTCATATATTTTAAAGTTAGGTGCTAGATTGTAAGCATTAGCATTGGGATATACTTCTATTTGAAACCCGATTGGTATATAAATATATCCATTTTCAACGATAAATTCAAGCTCACCGCTAGATGCTGTAGGGATGAATCCGCTTACATAGTTCCAACCCGCCTGGAGGGGGATTGAAACCCACTGACCATCACTCCCCACCCAAAGCACCGTGTCACTACTACTAAATACTGATCCCGCAAAGGAAGTTCCGCCACCTCCGTAGCCTCCAAAACCACCGCCTCCGCCACCTGAGCCGCCTCCGCCTGAATTCGGAGGCCAATAAATATTACCGCCAATAGAATCAATATCTATATAATCGCCACTCAAATCATCCCAAATCTTTGTGTGAGAACACATAATCGTATTAAATTGTTCAATCCAAGGATGCCTTATAAGTACCCTACACGCACCTAAGCACAGCTTAACATTTTGAACATATTGCTCAAAACTAACTGTCACATGGACAATCTTTAAATCCCACGGCTCACTAGGCTCTACAATCTCTCCGTGTCCATTACGGTACTCCAACTCAGTCGTGAAACTCCACGGCACACTAGGCGTTAAATCCGTTCCAGTGTTATTATAAAATATACGAATAAAATCCTCGGACTCGTTTATAACGAAATCGAGCCACTGAGCCTGCACATCCGACGTTATAGATAAATCAAAAGTCAACCTATTGAAAGAAAAATCCGCACTTTTAGCCGTTACTAGGTTTATACTACAAAACACTATGGCAGCGTTTGCTAAAGAGCTACCTATACGTACAAAATCGGATGGAATAGCCGGACTCGTAAAAGGGGGCTTAACATCAATGCTCGTGCCGTATTGACTTATAGTACCCGATATCTTAAAATCTTTATTTACTATCGGAGTTATTAAGCTTAGTATATAGCCCTCCGCCTCGGGATAATAGCTCCAATGATACAAAGCACTCGCGTTATAGTCGTTTCCATTAGTACCCTCAAAGTGGAAAATTATTGGGTTATCAACAGTTGGAGCCTGAAGTACCCGAACAGTCAGCCAACAAACAATCTGCTCAAAGTTATACTCAGTTCGTGGTTCTATCGCTTTTATATAAGCCTCTGTCTCGCCCTCTATGACCTCATAATCGCCACAAATACATCGAGCAAAGCAACTACCATGTCCTATAAAAACATCGCTTAAATCGCCAATATTACCCTTTGTGATAGATAACACGGAAACCCTACTCGCATCATAGCTCAACTTAATTCCAAAGCCAGCATAGGAGGTGTCTACATTTGTACAACTTATCGGGATTCTGTAAGTATAAACACCATCCTCAAAAAGAGTATCACAAGCACTCAAACCTATGCCACCGCCGTCTCCGGTGCGGATTGGATACAATGTCCCGATTCTGTATGGGTTGACACCACTCTTATTTCCAAATTTTAGTCCCGCAAGCATTCCGGACACAAACGCAAATTTTTGAGCATCGGTCAAGGCGACCTTTCCATCCGTTATACTAATCGGAAAGTAAGCTCGGTTCATCACTCACCACCTCGTCCCCACTCCTACTGTTTAAATAGTTTATACCCGTATAAAGGTATCGTCCAGAAGTGGCACCAGTACCATCTCCGCGCCAGAATGAGGAACCGCCGCAGGTTAGCGCCATTCCTAAAAAATACCAAAAAGCGTTATCCTTGCTATTATTATACATAAAGCATCACTCCAATAACTCATCACTATCCGTTATACTTATCACCCTATTGTGGTTAATATCAATTCCCGTTAACACTTCCTGTGAAGTTTCAGGATCAACTCCTGTAATCCAGTAAAATCTATCTGGCTCACCATCTGAACTGTTATACCATAATAAAAATGCATTAGGTCTGAATTCAACTCTGGATAACGAGATAGTAAATCCTACGGTTTGAGCGATTTTGTCGGTCATACTTATACTGCTGAATAAGCTAACATTTGAACAGGTTACGCCCGTATCGCTTGTATTGCAATAATATAAAGAAATTTTTTTTATATTAAGGGAGCTATCTAAGCTTAAAATATGGCTAGAAATATACCCTTGAAAAGCCTGCCCCACAAAATACGGAAAAATTCTGATAGTGTCAAAACGTCCATCTGTATACCCAATTATACTTCCAGTATTTTCATCTATTATTGGTCTATAATATTGTACAATTGTATCAATATAAAAACCAACTCTATTTATACTATTAGCAACATCAGGCGTACAAGTTAAGTTAAACTGCAGGGCGTCAGTCTTATAAGCTGCAGAAGCACTCCAGTTATACTCAAAGCCAGCCACAACAGTATATCCAGCCGATGCATTTAAATGCAAGCTATTATTTACAGCATCCTGCTGAACAGCACCCTCCACAGGTATTATATAACTTATGATATCGGAGCCGATTCTCTGTATGCTCGTATTGCTAAAAACTAAATCAGCCAAATCAGCTCACCACCTTAGTCAAAGTTAGAGTACCCTTTATAACAGAACCTATAGACCACGACCACGCTATCTTTTGAACCTTAAACCTACCCTCTATATTTATAGTCCTACTTAAATCAACATCAACAACATCGCCCACCTGCAGAGTCGGGTTAAAGTACCCAGTCACAACTATACTGTGGGCTTTGCTTTGCTGTAACTTATAAAGATTAGAGAGATAACGGTCTACATCATTCTCTAAAATATATCTATTATTAATCTGCAGCGCCTTGCTTGCAGAAGTAGTATCGCCGTACAGCTTAGTCAGCTCACTTTGTCTTATTTTCTGGCCATATACAATTAACGAGCAAACCACATCATCCGTAGACGTATTAAGCAATCGAAAATTTATGGTTGTTCCCGAAAAAGTAAATGCACTCACATCGTTACTTAGTGTCACAGCCGTAGAACTACTTACCTGATCGTCACCAATTTGCGTGTCTATTTTAAACTGCGTTATTTTAGACACTACCCCTCCTAAGTCTACATCATTATAAGCAGTAGACTCGCCGCTCTCAATAGTCTGATCTGTCAGATTAACCAATTGAGATTCAGGTTCAACAGACCAAGTGTCAAAAGAACACTTAATGCAGTTTAGGTTAGTTAAATCCGTATTATTTACTTTTGCATCTATAACATTTACCCCATCGTCTACTCTTATATCTGAACGATAACTGTTAAAATCTAAACAATCTCTAACAATAAACTCACCGTTCCTATTATTATACATATCATACAGCAAAGACTGACGGAAGATATTCAACATATTGGATATATTATCAGCATACGGATAATAATGGATATGCGAATAATTACTCAAATCCCAAGCACTAGTACCCGCTGGTAAAACAAAACGAGTATCACCACTCAAGCCAAGAGTAGAAGTCGCCTGCATAAACTCATTAAATATAGTCGAGCTATCAGCACTTAACGCAACATAAGGCGGGAGCGATTTTGGTACAGGTACAAGCATCGCCACTCCTAACTGACAAGTCGCATTTATTGTTACAGAGTGCGGATTTGCCGTGCTTATTGAGCTAGACCAATCCTTTACGAAAAACCGCCTGAAATTAACTACAGTCGCATTTGCACCATCACCAACAGTTACCTCAACCCGAATCCTAGCCGAGTCGTTCATATACCCATAATAAGGGGAGCTACTATTTTCAGGAATTAAGCTATTATCCAAACTATTGAGAGAAATTTTCAAAGTGTTGGGCGATACTACTCCCGCAGGATTTTGACCGTCCTCGCCAGTAGACTCAACAATTTCAAGCCCAGTCACTAGGTTCTGTGCAGTCTTATCCTGCATATCAAGAGTTATGACAGTACTCGAACTGAGAGTTATATATATTTTAGTTTTAACGGCTATAACCGCCTCAAAAGGACGAACATCAGGCATTAGACTCACCACCCTCAACAGCAGTTCCAGTACCCCAGAAGTTATATATATCCTCACCGCCTACTGACACAAAGGTAAAAGTTACATCTTTATAATATCTAGTAGTCGTGCCGTCACCATTATGCTTTATCCTATACAAAGGAGCCTGAAAGTCACTCTGCAGGTATATAGTCGCATATATAATCTGGTCAGTGTTACTGTCCCTAGACTTTATGATATGGAACGGATATTTATTATTGATAGACGACTGCACATACGCATTATATAACACATCATAATCATCCTGAGATAAATATTTATACGTCCACACTATCTCGTAAGCCGTAGTTATATAAGCCATACTAACAATTCCCGTTCCTGGTGCCCTGGTCGCGTCGCTCATAAGCGGTTTGGGGTTTACGAGCCAACTGCTCGGTTTGGGCAAATCAACCCAGTCAGACAAACCCGCACCATCAACAGTCATCCCGAAGTCTCCTATTTCCCAATAGTTAGCCAAATTTAACACCCCCGCTCTTTATATACACCAGAGAGGGGACAAGCCCCTCTCCTTTAATTTAAATACTAAAACCTACGTTCGCATAATTTAGCTTATTGCTTTGCAGATACGGACTTAATATTTGAGCCAACTTATTCAGCGTATCCCTATCAATTAAGCCAAATCCATTTATATTAATCTGTGGCACAGCAGTCTGAGTACCCCGCTGATTATCCCTCTGATTATAAAAAGCCACCAAAGCATTATGCACGCCAGATGTTAGAGCGTCAACTATTTGCCCATTATTTGCAACTCCTGTAGTACCCCCGAATGAGCCAACAAGCTCAGGCATACCATTTTCACGGGCTACAAACAACTGACCACTCTGAACAGTTCCACCGTTAGCTCTTCCAATTATAGGTAACACAGGTATACTGCTCGACCTCGATGTCAATCCTAATGCAGCCCTGTCAGAGCCACTGTATTCAGCGTAAGTACTAGCTCCAGATGCTTTCACATTTAGAACCCTGTTAACTCTATCACCTATATTAAAAATTTCTCTTAATTTTTCAACAACACTGTCAAAGAATCCTCGTATGGTGTTCCCAATTCCAGTGATAACTCCAGTGATAATATTTTTTATGCTCTCAAAAGCGGATCTAAATCCATTAGGCAAGAAAGATAAAAGTGCATTGAAAAGCTCACGTATGCCGTTTACAATATTTTTAAATCCATCATATAAACTCTTTAAAGCATTTTGTACTGAAGTAGGTAGACTATTAAAAAGACTGATAAGTCCATTTATTAAACTACTCATCGCAGAATTAACATTATCTCCAAAATTCTGCACAAAGTCGAATACCCTTAGTACAACCATATCTGTAAACTGCAGGAAGTTATCATACATGTCTTGACACGCCTTAATAAATGTGCCAAACATATCCTCCTGAATCCATTTTTTAATAGTCAACACCACAGTTGACACACCAGCTACGACAGGCAAGACTCCTGCAACTACCCCACCTAAAGCCGATGTGATAAGAGGCAGATTACTCGATATCAGAGTTATGCCGTTCATTACAGCACTCAATAAACCGCCTATGGAGCTAACCAGTTGAGCGATAAATCCTGCGACTTGTGCAAACATCGCTAAATCAAAGAAAGCAGTGAGCAGATGCGGATGTTGTACAAGCAAATCTATCAGCTTACTCAATACATCAACAAAAAGCGTGAATCTATCAAAAGCCCACTCGGACAACACTTTGAAAAATTCAACGATTTGGTCTTTATTATTTACAAGCCAATCCGCCAACTTATTCAGCTGATCTACGAGCCACGGCAACACTTTATCTGTAAATAATGACAGTAAGTTTTTACCCACTTCCTGCAGGATCGGCAACAGTGCGAAGAATATATCGCGCAAAGCTTGCAATAAACCAAGTACATCTCTCCACACACCAGTAGCATCGTCAGCAATACCCTCGCCCTTTATTATTTGCCAAACCTGCTGTGCTCCACGACCAAGCTTATCAAAGAAAGACTGTACAAGCTGCGGGTTACTTTCAAACCAAGTAGCAAGCGAATCAAGCTTCTGAATTATAAAGTCTAAAAACTTTATAATATACTGACCAGCCTCTTCAACTATCGGGCGAATAAAGCGTTCATAAGTATTTAAGAGAATAGGCTCCAACACTACCCAGATACGCAATAATGACTCAGACGCCTTTTCAAATACCGAAAAGACCTTATTTATTATCTCTCCAGCGCCGATATCATCAAGTACCCTGAATCCTATATCAAGAGTAAAGCGTCCGAATTTTTTAAAGAAGTCGGTCAGATTACTTTTTATATTAGTTAGACTAGACTTTAATGCATCCCAATTTAATCCTAAATCAAAGTCAGACCGACCAGTTATGCTGCGACCTAAGTTATTCAGCTTATCGTAAACACCCTGCAGCTTATCAAATAAAACAGCTCCAAAGCTATCAGCAGCAGAAGTCGCTAAATCAGCACCAAGCGTGTCACCTAAACTAGTATCCAAAAGAGCGTCAAATAAAGCATCGTTCGCCTTAGAAGCAGTACCCGTTCCACTACTTAAATTATTTATACGGTCAAAACTCTGCAAAGTACCCGATGCCTTAGATGCTGCTTTATCTACTTCATCAAAACCCTCAGCCAAATCAGCCAATCCATCAGAGTACCCAGTCAAACCATCCAATGAGTCAACAGTTGCACTCAGCTCCGTACTTATACCAACAAAACTGAACACCCTCTGAATAGCAGCGTTTATAGCGTTCAAGAATGACAGAATCAATGGAGTCAACTGAGCCAACAGCCGCGTAAAGCCTATCGACAAAGTAGTACGAATCTCCTCCAGACTAGCCTTTAAACGCCTTATGCTTATATAGACACTATTCAACCCATCGGCCACATTTTTAAAGCCTCCACCAGAACCAAAACGCTCCTGCGCTTGCTGCATAAGTACCCAATAACGAGCGATAACCTTTTGACGTTCAGTCATCTCGTCCATCGTTAAGTTAATACCACGCAAGTTACGCAAATATGACTCAACACTCTCATCAGATAAGTTAATACCTAATGTCCCAAGCCCTTTGCCCTTTTGAACACGCCCGGCAAGACCTTGCCTAATCTGATTTATTGCAGTATTATAGTCCTTTACGCCTACTGTTATAAGGTCTTTTGCCAATAAAGACAACTGCTCCGATGCACCAATACTCGCAGAGTTAGATAATCCGCTACCACGCAAGTAAAAAGACAAATCAGATATGCCAGACAACGCCTCATCTGTACTAACTCCGAAAGCACTCCTAAGTGCATCGCTGAACCTTACTGCCCTATTAGTTATGTCGCTTCCGAATACATTATTTAAACTACCAAGAGTATTTACCAAGTCCTCCCCTCGTGAAACATACTCAGAGCTGAATATAGAATCAAAGTACCCCAAAAACAAATCTAAACCACCAAGCGCACCTCTAACTGCAGAGTCTATACCCTTAAACAGATTTATGGGGTTAAACCTAAATAAATCCCTCACTCTGTCGCCTAAATTACCGAACAGCTTAATAATTCTAGTAATAATGCTAGTGATAGTCCGACCTATATTGCTGAATACCCTCAAAAAGCCAGTTATACCACTACTCAACGTACTCAATACCCCACGCACAGAGTTCATAATATTATTAAAAGCCTTATAAAGCTGACTCGCCATATAACCAAGTGCTGCGCCCATCTTTACACCTTGCACTGTGCTATCGGCTAACAACATACTAAAACTCGATATAGTGTTAGTTAGCTTCTCAAACAATACATCAGTCGAAGTTAAGTCCCGCAATACTTCATTTAAACCACTCACATTAACACACCTCCTTTTATTTTAATACCTTATCCGTTTACCCTTTTATTATAAGCCTTTACGTTACTATTTAACCTATTCACCAAAGCCTCCAACTCCTCATCACTGCAATCTATATCTCCATTCTCGTCTATCTGTACCCCTGCCCCATTATTTACATTATACGCATCAGCCCTTATTTGAGGCGGTTCCTTTGGTAGCTTACCATTGAACGCAGCACCTACAAAGGCTGCAGTCGCATGAGCAGTATATAGATTTTTGTTTACTTCATTTATATGCCTTTGCTTCAACGCTTCCGCCACACTATACATCTCAGAAGTAGTCAAATTCCAAAAAGTGCTATAATCTAACCCTAACGATACAAGCTGGTTACAGAATAAAGTATATAACTCAGTAGCCAAACTATACGAATGTCCATCAATTAAACCGTCACTCTCAACATCTACTGCATTTTTTTCTACTTTAAATAATTCCTGCCTGCATATATCCAATGCGTCCATATAAGTCTTATTTCTTAAAAATTCATCAAACAATGCGCAGACTTCATCAATAGTCTTTCCTCTATTTCCAAGCAGTAGAATCTCACACATCGAAAAGTAGTCAAATAACTCTGCTCGCTCTATTAAGTCAAAAAGTGTATCATCGTGTGTTAGTTCATAATCCTTAATGTCCTGCAAATAAAAACATCTTATAAGCTTCATAATATTAAAAGAGGGCACTCAATAGTACCCTCCCCTCCGCACTTTTTTATTATTCAAGCACAGCCGACTTATTAGCATCAACATCAGTACCCTCACTAACATCAACACCAACCTCAGAGTCAGCCTTCTTTACACTATCCAAGAAAGACTCAGCAGTTATCAATTCTTCTGGCTTACTCTTTTCAATCAAATCTCTGAAGAAAGTAGGCGATAAGTTCAACATCTTGCTTAAATGCGTATCCTTGTCAAACTCCTCAAGTATCTGTATCCACGCACTCAATAAATTATGATCCACATCCTCTTTTAAATAATTATCATAAACCTCAAAAGCCTCATCCTTAGTCATATTAGGATTTCCGCACTGTATAAGATTTGTGATTGCGTCCTCATTCATATTAGACACTAAATACTCCAATAAGCCCTGTGAATACCCACCCTGCTTTATTCCAATGCCTTCTTGCCTACATAAGTCACGCAAAGCCTTAGTCAAAAACACCTTTGTAAATACCCTTTTAACCATCTTCATTCCTCCTATACTATAATACCTTTAACACACTATATATTATAATAGGGAGCCTCCCGCGCGCGGGAGGCTCCACCCTTTAATATTAGTGGAGGTTTGAGTATTATTTATATTTATTTTTATTTGTTTTTATTCACCTGTTACTGTCACAACAATCGTTCCAGTTACACCACTGCCGTCTAAAGCAGATGCAGTTATAGTCGCAGTACCCTCACTCACACCAGTTACAACACCTGATCCAGATACTACTGTCGCAACTGTGTCATCACTACTGCTATAAGATACTCTCTTATCACTCGCATCAGTAGGAGTTACCGTAGCTACTAACTGCAAAGTACCCTCAACAGCTACCTCAGCCTCTACACCACCAAGTGTGGCAACAGTTATACCCTCAACAGGCTTTATATTTACACCCAACGGATCAACAAAATCCTGTGTTACTGCTCCAGTTACCCTTACTGTAACAGCCACCTGTAACAAACCACTCGGTGTCTGACCTGTGATATTCACCTGTGAAATATACCCACTAAACGCATCGCCGACGATTTGGCTGGTCTTACTGAATATCGAGCGTCCAAAATATAACAAAGTCTTATTATTAAACCAGTTCGTAAATCTACTATACTCTAACTGATTTAAATTTAAAGTTATATCAAAACTACCCACATCTGCAAGACCTAACTCATATGTCTTACTCGCCGCATCTAAATCTGTAGTCTCTATCTCATCAGCAGTTCCAGTACCCAAGTCACCCAATGAAGCCACACTCGTCAGCTTATCAGCTCCTGTGATTACAGAATCCTCAGACACAAATAATCTCACGTTGCTCCTAGCACTAATAATTGCCATTTAAATCAACCTCCTTATTTTACTATACTATAACTTACCTCTAAATTTACCGCATACAAGCAGTTATTATACTTATTTTTACCCAATGTGAGTACCCCACTTTTAGGCACTACATTCAACAGCTCTATCTCTTGCACCACACTGTTGCTTTTTAACGCATTATCCATAAACTCCGATAGATACTGATGCATTTTTACCATATTATCCGCACCATCAGAGCAAACTGCTTCTACATGCACGTTCGCCCGACACACCACCGGCTCATACCCATCTAAAACATAAGAACCAGAACCACCAGTACCACCGTCAGATATAAATATTCCAACATTTGGCGTATCAGAGTCCTCTATTAGATTATGCCAATATATATCAACAGTTTGATTACCCATCTTAGCCGATTTTAACAAATCCTCAAACAATACATAAAGATAAAGCGTAGACAAACCATACTGCATAATTACCCTCACCTTACCTTTTTATCTATATCTTTAACACTATATCAACAAATATGCACAGCTTCTGCACTATTACAATATTTTCTCTTAAAATTTTATACTTAACTCCTGCACTTTTATTTAAAGTGTGTGAGAGAAAATATTGAGATTTTTTTTGCCTTTTTATTTGCCTTTTTAAGCCCTCTATTTTTTAAATTATAAAACTATAAGCATAACTATTTTAATCGCCGTGTGTGGCTTTTAATACCCAATAGAGCTTATTTAAATATAATACAATAACACACTATCGGCGGTTATGCCTAACACCTACTCACCAGCGAGTATGCCCCTGCTCTATCTATAACAATATAAAGCAAATATCAGCCAGTGTCGGCAATATATCAGCTCTGTGAGTACCCCATTATAACAGAATACAACACATCAATCGGAACTATACACACTAAACTGCCAGGAGAGGCACCTTCACTTATAGTCGGGTTATACCCTGTGAACTGCAGAATCGCATTTGATAGAAATTTAGAGCCGCCACCACAATCGTAGTACCCACGCTGGAGATTATCGTAGTGGTCTGGATGCACGATTGCCAAATTTTCATGAACATACAAAGCTGGACTATCAAAGCC